TTCATCGAAACTCCGTATCGAAAAGTAGAAAATGGGAAAGTAGATTTGTCGCCCGAGGGTGTGGTTTATTTGACCGCCGAAGCCGAGGAAAACTTGGTGGTAGCGCAGGGTAATGCTCCGTTGAATGACGACGGTACATTTGTCCGCAATCGGGTAAAATCTCGTTTGGAGGCCGATTTCCCCGTCGTGTCGCCCGATCAGGTGAATTTGATGGACGTGTCGCCTACTCAGATAGCTTCTATCGCGGCATCGTTGATTCCGTTCCTCGAACACGATGATGCGAACCGTGCATTGATGGGGTCGAACATGATGCGCCAAGCAGTTCCTTTATTGCGTCCCGAAGCTCCTATTGTGGGAACGGGTATCGAGGGTCAGTTGATTCGCGATTCTCGTACGCAGATTACGGCCGCTGATAATTTCCCTGATATTCGTGAATCTGATTCCGCAGAATATGCATATCTTACTAACGTATATAACACTACGTATTCACACGATCAAAACGTTTGGGGTTCACCTGACGAAAACAATCTTGATGGGGTTTCGTATGCCGCGTGGTTGTTGATGGATGAATACTATACGCGCGGTGAACATGCCATGATCGGTGAGTGCCGCCGCCTGTTGTCGAAACGTTGTCGTGCGGAACTGCATAGTGAGCACAATAGTGAGTTTTGCAGTGGATTCTACGTGGTTGTTGATTCCGTTTTGTCTATTTGAGATCGGATTCAAGGCGTGTCGTGTTTGTGGTGTGGTATTATTGGGATTGTCAGAAATGACACTGAAAAAAGGAGTACTGAAATGCGTAAAGTGGTTGACTGGGACGGGAACGAAACCGATAATGATGATTATACCGCGTATCTTATAGATGCGGATATTCGTAGGAGATTAACGGATTGATAATGTTTTAGGAGGAAACAAACTGAAATAAAATATATAGCCGCCCGGCAATATTGCCGGGCGGCTATATTATTATCAGAGTACTTTAGTGGGGCCGAAATATATTTTATTTGTGTCCGGCTCGATTACGGTCTCGGATATTTGCATGCCGCGTGCGTTGCCGCATGCTATTAGGTTTAGTACGCATCCGCCGTTACGGTATTTTACTATGTCGTTTGGTCCTAGTGATGGCGTAACCATGTATGTGAATGATGCACAACGGTCTGAGCATTCTATCTGTGTACCGGTGTTGGTAATGGTTATTTTCCCGGTGCCGGGTACTCGGAGGCCACCGAAACCGGTTGGCATTAGTTTGAAACATGTGTAGTCGCCTGGGATTACTAAATATCCAGTTATTCGTAATTGTCCGTGTTCGGCATCGTTTAGTGTTGTGGATATTTTTATCGTGTTGGGTTTGGTTATCATTGTAGCGACTTCGAATACACTACATATCTGGTTTATTGTTGTGAATTTTGGTTTAAGCGAGTCGGCGACTATTTCTATGGTTTGTGCGATTTTTGCGGTGTGTCCGCCTATTGTGTGCGGGGTTGCGTTACTTGGAAACGATATCCAGCCGCCCCAATTGAGATATGATGTCGCGTCGTCATTGCAGATCGAACGGGCGCATGCCCATAGATTGCCTTCGTTGTCGAATTCGCCGGCCTCGTATTCTCCGATGCGTCTCGACATGAGTAGATCGGTGGCCATACAATTGTACCATTGCAGTGTCTTGGTGCGTACGTCGTAGAGGTACGCGAACATGCGTGTGGTGTATCCGAAGATTTTGTTATTGTATGCGCTGATACCCTGTCCCATGAAGTCCGTACCCGTTGGGCGGGTACCTATGACAGTGGTGCTGTAGTCGGTCATGTTTATTTCGTAGATGTTTGGGTTGTTGCGGCATATGCAATATACTTTGTTGGTGATCGGGTCTTTGGTGATACCGGCTATGCCGTGTAGCGGTATGGGTATGTTAACGCTGGTGTTGAAATTGTTATCGTACGCCAGTATGCCGTTATAGTCGGTTGCCCCGTCTAAGGTGATGGGTGCGACCCATATAGGCGTGTTGGGGGTTGCGTTTATGTATGCCATATCGTTGAAGTGGCCGGCATTGATTGTTTTGTTGGTGGTTATCGTGTTGCTGGCCATATCAACGATTACGATTTTTGGTTGCCCGCCCTCGGTGGTGATGTCATTGCAGCCGAAATACACTATGTCACCATGTTTAAGGGTTGACTGCGCACCGTAATTATGTGTGATGAACCGTGCTTGTATGGTCATGCCTGTGACTGTGGATATATCGCCGGTGCTTGCGTCATAGATGTCGTGCAAGAGTTTTTTCGCGTCCGTCGGGTTACTTGCGTTAAGCGCGGTTAGTGTTTGATTGGTGCTGTTGATATTATTGTCGACGTTGTTTGTCCAGTTTTGCGCTTTTTCATCGGTATCCCACTCGATGGCGTTGAAGCGATTAAGTGCGTTATTCGCTTTTTCGGTTGTAACGGCCAGATCGCTTGCGGTGTTGTCTATTTTGTTTTTCAGGGCGCTTGCGGTGCTGCTGTCGGTTACGCCCAGCGCTGTGAGATTGTTGCTTATGGTTTGTGTTTCCGCTATCGCTTGTTTGGCGGTGGTGAGTGCGGTGCTCGCGTTGCCGTTGATCGTCAGAAGTGTTTCATCGATCGTGCGTATTGCGCTGTTGTATTGGTCGGTCAACGCGGCGGGGTCGCCGGTATCGTATAGATCGAGGTTGAAATTATCGGTAGTGCTTGCCATGTTTAGGCCTCCTTGCGGGTGTCGGTTATGTGGTGTATTTGTATTTGTATGTCGAGCTGGTGCAGTTTTTTATCTATGAGCTGCATACTGCGGTTGTATGCGTCGCGTAGGTCCGCCACTGAACCGGTATCGTATAGTGGCAGATTGTTGAATGGTGTTGTGGACATGGTGCTTCTCCTTTACTGTACGGGCGGGTAGGGGTTGCCGGTTTGCGGGTCGGTCACGCGCGGCGTCGGATCGTTGAATATGGTGAGGTTGCCGACGGCGGCGGTTTCGTCGGTACGGTGTTTTGTCATGTCGTCCACCGTCTTGGCGGCGACCTGATTGACTCGTGCGCCGAACACCGCGAGTTCGCGATACATGTTGCGCATGGCTATCTTGCTGTCTACGTATGCGCCTTGTGTGGGATCGTAGATCACCATTTTATCGCCAACATGCTCAAGATTGTCCAGCAATGCCGCCAATGCTTTTTCCATCGCGCTGACACGCGCCTCGACGCGGCTTTCAAACGTTTGCATGTCCGCGCTCAGCGTGTTGATCGCGGTTGCGAGCTTGTCGAAATATGCCGTGATGTGATCGTATTCGCTAGCCAGATGCTTTATGATTTCCTCTGTGCTTTTTGCGTTCCAGTAGAACGCCGGTAGTACGGGCGTGTACGGCCATACGCTGTACAAGGGTAGCGGGAACATGTGTTTTTGCCTCCTAATAGTTGTTCATGCTGACAGTCCATAACGGGCTGAAACATTCTTCCAGATGTTCCAATAGTAGCACGTCTATATCCACGTAATCACCTTGGCGTATCGCCTTGACCTTATCCATGTAGTTGCCGTTGGTCACGGTCTCATACTCCATGTCGGTGGCGTTGCTTGCGTAATCCTGACCGGTCGCGAGCTGGGTCGCGGGGAAATCCGAGAACACGGTGCGCGTCTTGTGCCACGTGTCGTTGTCCGTCATAAATATTCCGGGGTTGCCGTTCGCGAGCTCGTAGAGCGGTTTGAGTACGGGCATTATTTCGGCGATGAGGCGCAACAGGTGCCGCCGCCATCTGCCCGGCGGCATTACGCCTAGCTCGCGGTCATAATACCGGTTTTCGATTTTTTTGCAACATCGCGTGTATTGCGCGTCGTTGTATGCGTCATCACGCCATGACCATTGCGGCGTTGCCCAGTCAATACCACCGGGCACGAGCAATTCCCCCAATGTGATCGTTGTCACGGCGTGATAATCGGGCACGGTTTCGCCCGGAACAAACGGCGGTATCATGTCAGATGTCTCCATTGTCGTTGTCCTCCAGTGCTTCGAGGTTGGTCATGTAATTATAGTTTTGGCTTATGTTGTCCTGGTTCCACACCACCTGTATGGGTGCGTCCAGATATCGCGCGAAACGCGTGTTGAGTATGTCGCACGCGGCGCGGCGCTCCTCAAGCTCGGACAGCGCCCGCAGATCGGTGGGTTCACCGTAATCGTTTATCTCATCCGCCGTCTGGCGCTCCATCTTCATGGGTAGGTTCTTGATTCCGAGCGACTGATAAAAAGCGTTCCAGGTGTTTTGTATGTCGTTCTGTAATTCCATGCCGATATATTCAACGTTGGTTCTGAGCACTTGCGCCTTCATGCTGTCCGTGAAACCCGGTGTCGCCATGATAGCCATCTCTCCGCCTGATATTTGCTTGATGACGTTAACCCCCGCCGTTTGCTGGCCGGCGGGCACCTCCAGAATAAACGGGGTTTTCTGATGGAAACGGTTTTGGCGTCGCGTCATGTACAGATCTTCTATTTCATGCGCGAAAAACTCAAGCGTCGGCACCAATGGCGTACGTGCCTTATTGCTATAGATAAAGACCCCGTTGGAGTTGTTTACGCCGAAGTGCCATCCGTTTATTCCGTATGATGTCCATTTCTTCGGTCGGTAATACACGTTGAAGTCGGAATTGACAACGGCCTGAGTACTGAAGAACAGGCCCGGCTTGCTATGCGGAAAGGCGATAGTGGCATATCCGTAGTACAGCAAATTATATTCCAGAAACCAGCCGTTGCACGTTTTCGGCAGATTCAACCATTTGAAACGTGACAGTGCGATGTTCAGCATCTGCGAATACGCCATGAAATACGCTTGAGAATTGATCTGTTGCGACTGTTGCCACACCGGCAGCCCTTTTTCGCCGAGGGCCGCGCGGGTCGGCGGACACTTATGCGTGCGTTTACGTCCCATATATAACACCTTTTTTCGCTAGTTGATATTCGCGGCGAGATAATCGCCGCCTATTTCGGTGGGGTCATTCCAGATTGTAACACCCGCCGCGAATCGATCACGTATCGCGTCCAATGCGTCGTTGGGGGCGATGTCGTTGGTGAGCCACACATCATCAGCCCTCCAATACGTGTAATGTCTGCATGCCGTGAGGTTCGGCCTGTTATAGAGTTTGTTGCTTGCTATGCCGTATCGCAACATGTACATACCAGCTTGCATTAGTGCGCTCTTGGTTTGCGTGCGAACCTTGACGACATACGCCCGTTGCGCCATTTCGTCCGCCCACGGGTCCCCCGTGTATGCGCCAACGGGCGAAGGAGGCTGGTTGTACATGTCACGGTACGTGTTCGTGGTGCCGTCACGTGTTGTGAGCATACTGCGTTTCGCGTTTGTCACGGCCTGATTGCGCGTGCGTGCCGCGTTGCCGGTGGCGGTGTTGTATGAGGCCGTGGCGTTGCCGTTGGAGGCGTTGACGGTGTTGGCGGTCATATCGGTGGCCGCCGCCGTTGCGAGTTGCATCGTTTTCACGGTTTGCGTGTTGGTGCGTATCGTCGTTTTCGTCGCTTGTGTCTTGGCGTGCGCCGTCTGATCCGTATTGGCCGACGTGGCTTTATCCGCCTTGGCATATGCCGCGTCATTGGCCGCCTTATTGAGTTTTTCGCTGTTTGTAATGGCGATACCTGTATTGTAGCCTTGCAACGCTGCGCCGCTAATGGCGGTCGCTAGACCGGTGGCGGCACCGCCGCTTGCAACGGACAGCGCCGCACCGCCAACCGACCCTATCATGCTTGTGACGGATGAAATGGCGTTCGTTTGCGTATTCGTGACATATGTTTCGTTCATGAGTGTTACATCCCAGTCACGATCGGTTCTTATTTTGCTGTTCGCGGTTGCGGTGTCAGCGTCGAGGCGTGTTGTCGCAGCATCGAGTATGTCATTACGCGTGTCAACGGTCTCATCGGATATCTTCTGATCGCGCAAGACTCCGCGTGCGGTGTTGGCCGTCTGCGCGGCGTTCGTTCGTGCGGTGTTGTCCCGTGCCGTGGCTGCGCTGATATTGGCGTTATCACGAGCGGTGTTGGCCGCTTGCGCGGTGTTTTCATACGCGGTTATCGCGTTCTCGCGGTTTTGTCTGATCGTGCGATTGTAGTTCGCTCCGCGATATGCGTCGATGTTACGTCTTTGTAGCGCATACGTGGGGACATCGTATGATATGAGCGTTGCGAGCGCGTCCGCATTGGGCAGATGTCCGCTTATGGTCTCGCCTGTGAGGTTGCTCACGGCGATAGTGGTGCTGCCGTCCGCACCGTATCCATCCAGATACGCGACCTGTCGCACGAGCGGATACGCAACGGATACCAACGTTCGCACGCTGAGCCGCCCGCAATCCTCGATATTGATCGTGGTTGTCTTACCCCACGTGTCCGTGACCTCCAGCACGCTGTAGGGAGACACGTACAGTTTGGCCACGTCGGCGACTTCAGGCGGCATATCGAAGTCCTCCGGGGTCAACGTGATGTCACCTAATGTGCGCTCCGTGTCTATGACGGTCATCCAGGCGACACCGTTGACCATGACGGGCGCACTGGTACCGCGTGCGCACATGTCCGCAGATATCACGAAGCACGCGCCGATGCCCGAAGTGATATGCGGGTAGTACGCGAACAGATCATTAATGTATTCACCGGTTACGTCGCTTGCACGTAGCGCGAATACAGTCCAGTTGTTCGGGGTGCGTCCGCGCTGTGACGCATAGGGCGTGCCGAGCGTACGGCACCCGCTCACGTCTATGCCGGCGGTGCCCCACGTCCATGATGACACGGTACCGTCGTTCGCTCCGTAGACAGGTTCGGTGGCGGTTATGTCGGCACCGCGCGTGCGTGCCATCTCCTCCAACCTGATCGCGCCGAACGCGCACGCGAAACATATATATTTATCGCCGCCGGTCAAAACGGTGCTCTTGGTATTGGTGATACGATTGTTCGCACCACCGTAATTGACATCTGGCGCAAGCATATCAACACTGTTTTCGCGCGGGTTGTCCAATAACTTTGCGGGTGTCATCCCGGCCAACGGCGCGTGTCCCCGAGTCAGCAACAGGCCGTTTATCGTCGTCGTATTGATGTAGTCCGTCCACATGTCGCGTTGCAGTACGACGGTGGTCGTATTGGGTGCCTCTGCCGTGATATCCGTGATGTAATAGTGATATCTTGTCTGGCAGTCCGATTGCTGTAGCGGTGATTGCAGTATATCCGGTGTAAAATCCACCACGATATAGTTATAGCGTTGCGCGGTCATGTATGGCACTGGTATTTTGATGCCGTCCGTGTCGGCGCGGGCGATATACATGCTGGTGTCAAGATGTACGGTCTCGCCGTCCAGTGCGTCGAACCACTCGTCACGAGCGGTGTCGTCGCGGAACTTAACGGCATCGTGGCCGTCGTTACGCCATTTTACGTGACATAGTTTTATCTTGGTTTTCGGTGTCCACATATTATAATCGTATGTGTTGACGTACTGATCGTACACGTGCACGTCAGCGCCAGGAAACGATGTGGCATTATCCAAGTGCGGAAATTTCATATATACCTCTTTTTCGCAAAATAAAATCGGGGTGCCGGTGTTACCCGGTACCCCGATACTAGCATGTTACGACGCTACACATTATTTTACGGTGAACGTGCAAGTCGCCTTGTACGGTGCCGTCTCGCCGGTCGGGTTTACGTATGTCGCCGTACCCGTCACCGTGATAATGTCGCCTGCCGTCAGCCCGTCGCGCTGCACGTGCAAACGAGCCTGGTCGTCGACAAACGTGTTGACGTTGAGGTCAAACGCCGCACCGTGCGCGTCATCGCCGCTTGCAGCATGGTTCGCCGCAACCTCGTACGTCGCCGCGTCCGGTGCCACCTGAATGGCGGTGCCGGTGGGCTCCACGGTGGCGGTCAACTTCGCCGTGAGCTGGAGCACGTCGCCCGCCTTGACATCACCCGTCTTCGGGGTCAGCGTGAAACCGGTCACGGTCTGAGTCACCACCTTGATGGAAGTGCCCGCATCGGTGGTGAACAGCGCACATGGCGTAAACGGCGACACGCCATAGATACCCCAGTGGTTCAGGTACATTGTGTTAGAAAGCGTCTGCGGATTGTAGAACTGCGTGGTGCCATAAAGAGTGTCGCGAACCTGATACCAATCAGTAGACACAAGCAATGCCACCGCGCCCGGAATGCCAAGGCTCGGCACCTGAATAATACGATACGGCACATCGGCCTTATCCAATTGAAACACCGCCGACAAACCGTCAACATCAAGCGATGCGAGATATTCCGGTTCAATCAACAGCACCATCTGCTGCGGGTTAGCGTAGGCCGGAATATCGTTGACATTAAGAGCATTATACTGTGTGCCCGGGAAACGCATACGCCCAGCAGTCGCACGCAACGACTTAAGCAACGTCTTGGCCGACGCTTCATCGGTCGGTGCCGCATCGAGATGAACCTTGTAGAAACCGAGATTCTGCTCGTAATGGCGAATCAGCGCGAGCATGATATTCATTTCGTCGTAGTTGTCACTGTTTCTCGGGGTCTCCATGATCTGCGCCACGAAACGATTCAGACCGAAGTCGTCCACGAATGCCTGACGAAGTTCGTCATCCGTCCATGAGATCGGGTACTGATCGCGCCTGTTCTGCTCGTAAAACCACACGGCGGATTCCGGTCGGTGCATCTTCAGCAGCTCTTCGGCATCGTCCTTGTATCCGTGCGCCTTAATCCATTTCACGGCGATTTCCTGTACCGTCGAACCCCAATACAGGTTCTCTTTTTTGAAAACGTCAAGAGGGTTCTTGAAGGGTTCGTTCTGCGCCATCACCGTGAGGCCGATACGATTAACCATGTTCCATACGCAATCATTGAGGTACTGCCGATTCATCGGGTCGAACAGGTATCGCATGGTGTTCGCGACACCGGTCTGCGTGGCGGACGGTATCCGCTGCTGGTAATCGTCGGTGCCCTTAAGGCGCACCTTATCCAATATCGTTGCGTTATCTACAGCCATTATATCTCCTAATCCAGAGTGTAATCAAGGTTTTCAAGATCATTCGCGGCGGCATCGGCTATTGCTTCAGCCGCATCGTCCTCACGGACGGTCGCACCGTTTTCCACCATTTGCGCAACTGAATCGGTGAACTTGTCATAAATGTCATCAATACGTTCATTCATGGCATCGATCTTATCGGCCATCGTCGTGAGCATGTCGCGCAGATCGTCGAACTCGCCCGTTCGGTGCGCTTCGTCGGGGGTGAGATCATCGCGTTCGGCGGTGTCCCTTTCCTCGGTGGTTTCATCGTCCATTATCATTCCTTTCATATGAAAAAGAGCCGTACCGGTACGATGTACGCCGGTACGGCTCAATATTAGCATAGGTGCGACATGATTCGTGACGATGGACGGCGCGTTTACCGATCACGGCCATATCGTCGCCGGAGTCAACCGTTGGTATCAACGATAATGTTTTATCATCTTCGCCACAACACCTCGCCTTGGTATGCCACGATCATTTTACACCGAATACGCGCAACATCTCGGATATAGCGTGTTGCGTCTCGATCGTGTCGTATCGCAGATATCCAAGGGCATAATATGCAGTAAGATTCTTGATAATATCCTTTGCGACGGACGCAGTGAGATAGTTCAACCGGTTGTCATCCCTTGTCACGGCAAAATAAGGCACACGTGCCACCTTATCGTATGTCGTGGTGATAAAGACGTATCCACATCGTAGATCAATACTGACACCATATTCAACGTGTAGCCATCGAATCACATATGACAATTTTGCATGTGCGTGCGGCTTCGTCAAAAAATCGGTGCCGTGGTGCTCAAACCGATTCCCAGCCGTCATATCACTATTGTGTTTCAGCATGCGCCCGGCAACGGTGTTCTTGGTTTTCTGCACGGCATATGTATCATCTCGCACATAATCGAAAAGGCATGTTTTACCATCGAGCCACTGCAAACCGAACTCAGGCTCCAAGGGCACGTCATAATGTTGAAAATACGGGTTGAAGGCATCGCACGCGTTACCCAGCAAAAAGATTCGCGGTTTGCGCAATTCGGTATCATCGGCGCGTTCACGAGTGACGGTATCCACAAGTTTCGCCAACTGTTCGTATTCGTTTTTTAGATATCGGTGATAGCGGTCATCGGTATCAATAATAATTTCATCCATGCAGATATTGCGTACTCGTACATAAGTACTTTTTTTCTTCTGCTGTTGTAATGATAACGGAATAAAATAACCGCACGTAAGCCATTCCTTATCACCGGTGCGACGTGCTTCGGCAACCTTGTTATGTACTCTGAATTCCCATTCGGGAAAAATATTATCTTCTATTATCCGGTCGAAATAATTCGCCGCTACGTCGTTGTTTTCCTCACGGTATCTAGTGACCTCAACAAAACAAATACCGTTTTTAATATAATCCTCCAGCATATACCGACGCACGCCATACGTTTTGCCAAGGCCGCGTGCCCCAATTATCAGATTAACATCAGCATTGCGCGGCAATATCTGTGTTCTGAGTCGATCATAATAGTAGTTCGCCATCTATGCTCACAATCCTTGGTTTCCCGTTCGTTAATGTAAGTTCACGTGGTGTTGTCTCCACATGTCTATTATACGTGGTTTGCAGATACGTAATGTTTTCTTCGTTTGCCTGTTTATCGGATTCACCCAACCATCGCCCCGACGGGTACAACGCTATCGCTTCGGGCACGTCCACGTGCGCCGTCTCGCCGCGATAATCAGTGACGGTGCCTACATATCTGTCCCACACGTGCGGTCGGTTGCGTTGCAAGGTATGACATATGGCATAGTCCACAAGCACATCATAGCCGAGCGACATTCCGACGACTTCGGCAAAATCACACCCGCCCGCTATAAGGTCATGCAAAAACTCCTCAATTGTGTAAGCGCCGTCAGGCCGCGGCAATCCCGCGCACGTCACATGTACGCGTCCGCCTATATCGAGACTCACGCGTGCTTTATTCCACAGCTCCATATGCTTCGTGTATCGGGTATCGCCGACGCAGTCCTCTACCTCGAACTTACCGACATGCTTCAACGTACTCGCCATATCCGGCGCGGTGATACGCACACGCCGCATCGTTCTGTTAATGGCGGCTTCGATCGCGTCGTGCAACGGTTGCAGACTTTCCAGCAAATCGGCATCGCTCACGCCCGCATCGCATCGAATCTTGAGACTGTCCGTGTCGCCGCCCGTCACAGTCACCCTATCATCCAACCGCGCATAGACGAGCATCATGGCAATAATAAGGTGCATACGGCTACCCGCGACAATCCGCATGCCGTAAGTGTACAGCACGCGCGGTGTCCGCGGACGTTTTTTCGCAAAATTATCGGGAGTGCAGACAGTGGTTCTATCGACTTCAAGCTCGCCGTTTTCCGTCACGTGATAATCCGCTTTCATAACGTCCTGCGCCTGTGTGCCATAAATGCCGTTAAATTGCCCCTTGACGGTCGACCCGTAATAGGACTGCAAAAATTTCATACTCAGTTCGCCGGTTTTCGCGTCATGCGCGATACCCTCCGGTATGGATTCGGGAATATCCGCCTCGTACGGTACGCCCTCGGTGTATCCCTTGATAAGGTTTTTCACGTCTGTTTTACGCGCGAACAGCATGTTGGATTGCAGAGTCACGTAATCGGGCGGCACAATAGACTTGGTGGTGGCCTCGCCGTACAGTGCATACATTCCGTCAAACTCGTACACTTGCGATATGTTCCACAATTCAATCTCATTGACGTGCAATATGCATTCGTCCGCCCGATACAATTTGCCGAAGGCATACGTTGGATTAACGGCGCTGTCGACGTAACCATGCGCCCTAACATTGTTTTCCTGTGTCTTCGCACGTTCGTTATTACTGTAATCGGTATCCGCCCGCAACGTTTTCACAAACTTGGAACGTGGGCATATTGCAACCCCCCACGCGTCGAAGCATGTGTTTTCGCGCAATCTGAGATTCGTGAATCGTACCGCCGCATGCAATCCCGTACGAAACGGGTCATCATAATTAGACAACACATCTTCAAGCGACGTGTTAACAATGCGTTCGCATGCGATTTGCAAGATATCCGTAGGCGCTGACGCAAATTTCACCGGCAAACGTCGCCCGTTGATGAAAGCGTGATGCATTGACGTGACATCCAAGGACGCGACGTTATCCACGACAACACTAGCGGTTTTAGCGCTCGTAAACGTCAACCCGCCACGGAAACAAGCCTTGCGCAACGCATACGATTCATAATCCTTCGGAAATTCCTGATTACACGTGATCTCGAAGGCACGTTGCAATGTGATTTTCTTACCGCCTTGCAGCGTGATGCGTCGCCCGCCGATTTCGCGACGTGCCATCTGCCGTACAAGAGATGTCTTGGTCAGCACTCGACTGCCGAGCATATCGGAGGTCAACCAGTGATTAGCATGCAACAGCCATTGCAGATATTGCGGTATCACCTGTACGTCGCGGCGTGCGTAAAACAATTCATCTTCGGTCAACGGCGTTTCAGGCGTGCGTACGAGCGTATAATCCCAGTCCCCCACCGCCTTGGGTAGGCCGCATGTCTCGCCCATTGCACGCAAGCCGCCCATTTCGAGATAAAACGTATCCCAAAAGCGACATACCACGTTGCCGTCCACGCATAGATCGAGCGTGTACACGCTTGTACCCGTCTGCGCGTTGACCTCCATCGCGTACGACTGCGCCAATTCCAACATGAGAGTCTGCATATCAAACATGAGGTTATACGCCGCAATTATCGGCACATAATCATGTGCACGCCCATAGTCAATAAGATTGTCAATGTACGTCAACGCTTCGGACGTGCGCCGATAAAAACGCACATCGTCCGTATCGGGCGTATACGATTCCAACGGGGTAGCCCGCAAATCGTTGAAAATGTATAATATCGGATACGCACGCGTTTCGGCACCCTCACCGATATTCGTCGTTTCAGTATCGAATATCGCCGCAATCTTAAATCTCTTGCGCTTTATCATCGTACCACATCAGGTGAGACCGCAATAAGCCAAATCGGACTACCGCCGTCAACGTCCGTGTAATCCTCTAAATCGTCTGCATGCATTTTCATATTTTTGGCGTATTCCAATACCTTTTCGTTACGTTGCATGATATCATCAAACAACTCACTCAATGAGTCAGCATCATAAGCACGCATGATGACTTCCAAACGTTTCTCGGGCGGTACGTCCGGGCGTTGCCATATATTTTGTGTGTACCGCCAAAAGATTTTGACTTTTTCGCGACCAAGATCACCCAGCGCCGAGGGCACCCCCTTGGATGCCATGCGCATTTCCTGCCGAAAAATGTTAAACGATCGTCGTCGTTCACCACGTTTTCCGCCCCCACCCTTCACGGTTTCAGCTTGCCGTACCAGATTGGTGGCGTTCTCCATCGCCCGCGCGTATGCTTCGGCCCGTAATTGTCTGTTCTGGATACGTCCGACGTATGTCTGTTTCAGGCTTGTTTCAAGGCGTTGCACGTACATTATTCGCGCATGCCGTTCACTTTCCGGCATTCGCGGTGTAATGCTCTTGCGTATCGTGTTTATCGCACGTCGCACACGTTTGCGTTTCGCCGTCAGGATGTCGGCTTGCTTGCGGGCTCTGGGCATACATACCACCTACGATAAAAAGAGGGTGCCATAACCGGTTATGGCACCCTCATACGGTTTCAACGTCCTGTTTTTCGTTTTTTCGTATTTCACTTAATTTCGAGGGACTTGAGCGAGCGACCGCCGCCGAGCGCGGTTTGCTTTACGACAACGGTGAGCCCGTCGGGTGCATTGAAGTCGGGGAACATGTCGAAGATGTCCAAGACGCTTCGATAAATGCCCTCCGACTGACTGAAATACGTCTTGCCGTCCTTTGCGAACAAATAGACGTTAGCGCATTTCTGCCCCGTCTGGGATCGGACACCCGGCGTGACGTACGCGCCCGTGACGGACAACGGTTCAGCGCCCAACGATGCAAGCGATGTCGCTGTATTTCGCGCGTTGATAATGGCTCGTTTCCCGTCGAACGTGCTAATATCCATTGTGCAGATGCACCGATAGTTGTTCACAACGGCTTCCATTGCCTCATTCGTGGCGTTATTCATCTGTTCAATTTCCTGTGTCATGATTGTATCCTTTTTTGTTACTCGTTATCGTTGTCGTTGATAGGGGTCGCGTGGCGGAAAAACGTCTCGGCTGGCATTTCGTAAACCGTTTTCTTCACCTTGATGCCATCCACCAATACATTATACAAACCGACCTTCATCAACGCTTTCACGGCTTGCTCAGCAGTGCGAATATTACCGTCAATAATAATAGATTGCTGATTGCCGTCACGATCAATATACGTGACCGTGCTACTGGCGTACGTCTTTTTGATATTCCTCATTATATTTCCTTTTTTCTTGATTTATCAACGTTTTACGTTGACATAAAATATATTACACAAAAAATCGGCGTGTGCAAACACGACACGCCGATTTTTTAATATATTAATGTATCAATAACGCAAAACCTGACCCGGATAGATCAAGTACGGGCGACTAATCTTATTAATCTTAGCGACACGCGGCCACTTGGACCCAAAAATAGACCACAAGCACTCACCGGCCCTAACGGTATGAGTACGCACGGGTGCAGTAGATACGTTATGCTTGTTCGGTCGCTTGTTCGGTCGCTTACGATCGCCAACCGCGTAAGCGTCCCACTGCCACCGGGCACCCCTGAAATAATCAAGGTCGATCGCACCGGCATAACCGGCAACACGCCCGTTGCCCGTATACTGACGCATGGCCTCGCCATACGCGCCATACCGCCACGGGCGCGACTGCCAACCGGTGACGGCATTGGATGCGTATTGTGCGACCCATACCCCGCAATGACGACGAACATACGGGCTAAGCTGCCGCAAGCCGCTCGCCGGTATATACACGATCGGCCAAACGCGCGTTCGTTCGTACACACGTTTCACCCAACGATCAACCCACGCGCCATTACCAAACTGCGGGTTATCATCATGTTCCCAGTCCAGCGCGAGCACCGCGCGGCCAACATACTTCGTCACATGATCGACGAAAAAATCAGCCTCACGACGCGCATCATTACCCATTGCATAATGATAAACGCCTATACTCTTACCGGTGGCCGTCGCACGTACAAGCTGATAATCCGCAACCTGACTGACACCATTGCGCAGACACGTATTATTAAAACCGCCGACACCCCACGTGAAACCGGCTACGACAAAATCCGCATTAAGCTTACCCGTATCTATATTGCACTGCCAGTTGCTTACGTCAACACCGCGCATATCCGCGTTCGCGGACGGTGCAAGCACCAACAATGATACACAAAAACACGCAATTACACTACGCATCAGCCGACGTATCTTCATCAACGTTCTCCTTCCTCAGCAAGCCTATAAGCTCCTCTATCAACATATTATTTTTCGTCACAAGCTCGTTAAAATTTCTAAACGTCGAAGCGATAAACCACGCCATAGCGCAACACGCCACAATCGGAAAACCAACACTACCGATCACGCTCACAACATCACTAATATTCATATACACTCCAAACAAATAAGTCGTGACGTATCAGACAATACATCACGACCTATTATAGCATTAACGATATATGTAGCCTATCCGGGAATCGAACCCGGTACGCACATCTTATAAGGATGCCGCTCTAACCACTGAGCTAATAGGCCATCACTACACCTCACCCGCCCACAATCCCCGCCGCATCAAATCAACAATATCACGACAATACATAAACACATAATCAGACACAAACGTATCATATGTAAAACACTTCGCACCCATAGCAGCAACCTTAGTACGACGTTCGCCATAAAACCTATAGCCCTTGATATAGTCACATTTATTATACTTACAACACACGATTAATCTCTCTAACAAAGATGTATTAGCCAATCACCTGTTAATCCGATAACCCAAACACACCGCACCCGGAATATAAAACACGCCATCATCCAACACATCCCAAACCCCGTACACATCAACGCAGTCGACAAATCGAATTTCCATTAAGCAATCAGACGCAATATCAACGAAATAAACAAACACGTCATAAATACTATTCACGTTAAAATCGATTGAATTAGCTAATGCGTTAAAATTCATGAAACTCATTTTTATTTCTCCCTTATTTTTTTCAATGCCATTATTAATAATTACAACATGTCAAACGAACGTAAAACCGTTGAACACACAATATTAGTACGCACACTCTTAGGCCAATCAGCAAAACGACGTGCCATAACAAAATCATGCGCAGCGAGATAACAAAGCATCATTTCACCGGCTTCAACACAATCCCAATAACATGCATCAAGTCCACAGTCAGCAAGATAATTCTTAAATGCACGAATACAAAATCGCTTGTTAATCATTTTCTGCTCCTTTTTATGCTGTTTTTTCTGACACTCCCAATAATACCACACCACAAACACGACACGCCGAAAACACGACAATTCTTTAACGCACACACTCACGTAGCACACAACACCGCACATGTCAACCAGCCCCGGCGTGTCGCAGCTTGATGGGAACAATTCTCAATAGGGAGGGACTATCCACTCCAGCCGCTGGCGCATGGT